AATATTTCAGATACATTAACTACCCACCCTAACGACTATAGTTCAGGTAATTCATCCTATTCGAGTGTAAGTAGTTCATATCCAATTTCAAATGGTTATACCGATGCATCTTCTACTTCCTATGCTTATATTACTTGTAGAACGGGTTCCCGTGCTGAATCACACATTTCTTATACTTTTGATGTTTCAGAAATTCCAGAAGGTGCGACAATTGATTCAGTTACTTGTTCAGTTAAATCAAGAGTCAGTTCTACAAATTATTTAACTGCTTCAACAATTCAGTTATATAGCGGATCAACTGCGAAAGGCTCAGCTACTTCGGCTGCATCTACATCAGCGACCGCCCGCAGTATAAGTAATACTGGTTCGTGGACTTATGAAGAAGTTCAAGAAATACAGGTGCGATTAACTGGTACAAGAGGTACATCAAATACTTCTCGAGCGGCTTACCTCTATTTCTATGGAGCTACTTTAAATATTACTTATTCCTTAAATGGGACGGCCTATACAATTGGTGCGACCAGTAATGTAATTGGAACTACAGTTGAACCTTCTACACAAGAAGTGATGGAAGGTGAAAGTGCTACTGTTACTATTTATTCCAACTTAATTGATGGACTCACTATTACTGATAATGATAATGATATTAGTGGTGATTTAATTGAACATGAAGTTCAGACTGGCGGGACAATAGAAAAATATCCAGAGTCTGTGACTACAACTAGTATACAAAGTGGTTCTTCTTATGCAGAATATGCGGTTGGTCATTCAGCAGAAAGTCCATATTCTTCAACAAATAATATGTATGCTTCTCAAAGTACAATAGGTCATGCTGCGTATACATTTGATTTTAGCGATATTCCTTCAAACGCTACGATTACTGATGTGACTGTTAGATGTAATGGACATAGAGAAAACTCTACTGTGAGTTCTACTTATGTAGCAAGAGTTGAATTGTATAGTGGTTCGACTCAAAAGGGTTCGACTTATGAACTTAATAGTACATCTAACTATACTTTTGAAGTACCAGATGTTGGAACTTGGACTCGCGCAGAGTTACAAGAAGCAGAACTATGGTTTCTTGTTGGTTATTATGGTGGTTTACTTTGCGGTGCTACATGGGAAGTTACTTATACGGTTCCATCAAGTGGAAATGAATATTATTGGACTTATACAATTGAGAACGTTAATGCTGACCATGTAATTTTAATTACAGAGGAAGGTCCGTTCATTCCACCAGAGGAAGACCCGCAATATAATTACTATCCAATTACAGTTTCTTCTATCAATGCGACTACCGATCCATTCCATGGAACGGAACGTGTACAAGAAGGAACTACACAGACAATTACAATTACTCCTACCGATCCGCAATTAACACTTGCATTGGATAATGGAGTTGATATAACGAGTCAGTTGGTAGGTAGTATTCCTACGAATACGTATACAATTGACACACAAGTAACTGGCGCATCGTATGGATTTAATTTGAATAGTTCAAGTGGATATTATGTATCTACGAATAATGGAGTTAATAAATCCGCATCAGTTGCACGTATTAATATGAATTTTGAAAGTAGTTGTTTAGTTACTATTCAATATATTAACTATGCTGAAGCAGATTATGACTATGGAATGTTTGGTAATCTAGATACAGAAGTTGCTACGGATGGATTAACTGCCGCAAGTGGTGGTTCTTCTCCATCGGATTCAACTTCTAATTATAAAATTCCAAAATGTTCTAATAGTTCTTCTACACAAACGGTTACTTATGAAGTACCTGCGGGTGAACACTTTATTGATGTTAAGTACGGTAAAGATGACGCTTCTAATTCTGGTAATGATAGCTTACAATGGAAAATTACGAGTGTTGAAGCTACGAGCGCAGGCGGCGAGTATACGTATACATTAACCAATATAAATCAAAAGCATAGTTTGATTTTTATCTTTGGTGATGTTAATTACTTTTTTATAACTTCAAGTGGTAATAGCTGTAAATTATATCCTGACGGTCAAATGGTTAAGTTGGAAGGCGATTCGTATCAGATACGTATTGTACCAAATGACCCAAATGCAACCGTTACCCTAAAAGATAATAATGTTGATAGAACTTCTCTACTTGAATATGAGAGTACGACAGATAAATATGGTAATACAGTAGTCAACTATACATATAGTTTGACAAATATAACTGCCGCGCACAACTTAGTAATTAGTTGTTCAAGTGGTAGTGGAGCGAATATTTATTTGAAAATAAATGGAACATGGACACAATGTTCTAAGGTTTATTTGAAAGTTAATGGCTCTTGGGTCGAACAAAACCAATCTACTTGGGGAGACTTGTTTGATACAAGAGCAAATTATAGAAAAATGAATTAAGGAGGTGACACATGGCATATAGTAAAATAATTTTAAACGGAGAGACGTTAATGGATGTCACCTCCGATACTGTTGCAGCGGGGTCACTTTTATCTGGTAAAACAGCAACGAAGAATGATGGTACGAAGGTTACTGGTAATATAGCGAGTAAAACGGCTTCAGATTTGACAGCTAGTGGTGCTACAGTTACAGCTGCGGCCGGTTATTATTCAAGTGCAGTTAGTAAATCTGTTGCGACTGGTAGTGCATTCCCGCCCGCAGTTACAATTACAAAAAATCCAACGATTAGTATTAATACATCAGGTGTAGTAACTGCGACTTATACGGGTTCAAGTTCGATTACTCCTACGGTTACTTCTGGTTATGTAAGTAAAGGAACGGCAGGAACCGTTTCTACGACTGGTACTTCGACTTATCAGCTGACTTCTAAGGCAGCTGCTACATATTATCCGTCTACTGCAGATCAGACAATTGCATCACAGAGATGGCTTGTGGGAAATCAGACGATTAAGAGTGTGACTACGAGTAATTTGACGGCGGCTAATATAAAAAGTGGAACAGTTGTTAAAGTAGGTGATTCAGCTAATGCGAGTAGAATTACGCAGGTGACGGGAACACTAAAAGAAGGAACGCCTCATACAGCCACTATTGATAGTGCTCGTAGTAGTGATGGTAATGTTAATTATTGTTATGTACAACATAACGGAACAAAATATTATACGCCTGGACAAAGTTTTACTTTTTATGAAGGGGATACAATTATTATATATGCAAAAGGTCAGACTACTCAGTATTCAATTGGGGCTGGTAGTGTTGAATTCCATACTGATAATACTGCAATTAATACTTCATATTCAGCACCAGGATGTGATTTAAGTATTTGTTTCTCTTATCATAGTAACAGTATTGCGGCTATAAGTATTGATTTAATAGATTATCCTTTACAAGTAGCTGGAGATATGGCATATATTTGGCCTACTGAAGAAGATGCTTATTATAGACTAGAATATCCATATTATGGATTCTACGGTTTTACTGTGGGGGGAATTTCTTCGACTTATGTAGGTTCCGGTGTCCCAACTAGAAGTGCCGCTGATATGACAGTGGCCGCGCAGAGCGTAACTGCACCAGCTGGCTACTATTCTCAAGCGTTTACTAAGGCTGTTACTGTAGCAACACATGCAAAACCAACAGCAGCGATCAATTCTTCAACTGGAGTTGTTACAGCTACCCACACTCAAACTGCGGGTTATGTAGTAGCGGGTACTACTACGGGAACACTTAATTTGTCGACTCAAGCAGCGAAAACAATTACTCCCAATACTACAACTCAGACTGCAGTTAGTAAAGGTTATTATACAACGGGTGCGGTTTCGGTTGGACCGATTCCGAATACGTATGTGCAGCCGAGTGGAACTTATAATATTTCAAGTAATGGAACTTATAATGTTTATGGTTATGCAAGTGCAAGTGTTAACGTAGCCGGTGGGGAGGGATTGACCATAGATGACATAGCATTAAGAAATATTCCATCAATTATTGACGGTAGTGCATCACGAATAGGTTCATATGCATTTGGCGAATGTCAAGTATTAACAAGTGTAAGTTTCCCTTTGGCTCAAACTATTGGTCACGATGCATTCGCTTGGTGTTTAAACCTTACTTCTGTTAATTGTCAATCTGTAGAAGTAATAGGTGAGAATGCATTTCTTTCTTGTTCTAAACTTCAAAGTGTTAATTTTCCTTTACTTACTGTGACTGGTCGATCGGCATTTAGACAATGTAATAGTTTAACTACAGTTAATATGCCATTATTACAAACAATAGGTGCGGGAACTTTTGCCTATTGTTATTCCTTAACATCTGTAAATTTTCCTATGGTATTAGCAGTTGAATCGGAAGCATTTTTACATTGTTCATCTTTAACAACTGTTAGTATACCACAAGTACAATATATTAGAAGTTCAGCCTTTAGATCTTGTATTCGTTTAATTTCATTATATCTAGATAATGTATCCACTATACCAGTTGTGGGAGGATATGTGTTTTCTTCAACTCCATTATATAATTATTCAACCATTGCAGGTCGCTATGGAAGCATATTCGTTCCCGCAAGTCTTTTCGAATCTTTTAAAACCGCAACTGGTTGGACAGCCTATTCATCTCGTATGGTATCAGTCTAAAAGGAGAAAAACAAATGATTAAAACAGAAAAAATAAGCGACGACTTAATCCGCACATACAGCGATAAAAACGTCCTAATCCACGGTGGCTTCCCCGAAGGTGACTACGCCGAAGCCATCGACCCAATCTACATGAACCGCACATATGTCGAAACCGATATCCCAATCGAAACCGATCAATCTGAAATCGATGCGGCTTATGCAGAAGCAGGACGAATATTAATGGGGGTATCAAATGATAACTGAACGAGCTAAATTACTTCGTCAGCAAATCGAATCCCTTGCGGAAACTTTAGAAGACGATAAAGCATTAGAAGTTTCCGAATTATTTCCAATCTGGACAATCGACATATTCTATGAAGCGGGCGCGAGAGTGAGATATGAGGACGTTTTATACAAATGTCTCATATCCCATACCTCTCAAGAAACTTGGACACCAACTGCAACCCCTTCTCTGTGGGCGCAAGTTTTAATTCCAGACCCCGAAGTAATCCCAGAATGGATACAACCAGAAAGCACTAATCCATATATGAAGGGTGATAAAGTTACTCACAACGGTAAAACCTGGGTTTCTAATATCGACAACAATGTATGGGAACCTGGCGTATATGGATGGGACGAAGTATAAATATATATAAGGAGTTAAAAGGAGTAAAATGAAACTACAAATCTTAATCCCTCAATATGAGGAAACCGACGAAATCGTAAAACCTCTTCTCGATAGTATCGCTCTTCAGCAAAACGTAGATTTTAACGAAGTCGGAGTCATTATCGCAAACGATGGCTCCGACATCCATCTATCTGATGAGCTACTTGAATCATATCCATATGACATTAAATATATACTCGCACCGCACGGTGGTGTATCAGCAACACGAAACGTATGCCTTGACAATGCCACGGCCGAATATGTAATGTTCTGTGATGCAGATGATATGTTCTATAACATGTGCGGTCTATGGATTATATTTCGAGAAATGGAAATTGGCGTATTTGACAGCTTAACTTCTGTATTCGTAGAAGAAACTCGTATACCAGATACAAACGAAACAATCTATATCAATCGTGAAATGGACAGTACATTCGTCCATGGGAAAGTTCATCGTAGACAATATCTTATTGATAAAGGAATACGTTGGAATCCAAAACTCACAATCCATGAAGATAGTTTTTTCAATATCCAGTGCGCGAATCTATCTCAGAACGTCAAATATTGTCAAACACCGTTCTATCTATGGAAGTGGCGCGATGATTCAGTCTGCCGCCACGACCCAAAATATATTCTGAAAACCTATCGTAACATGATTGATAGTAATGACGCATTGATTGATGAATTCAGAGCTAAGGGCGCGCCGGATAAGGCTGCATTCTACGTCATATTCATGGTATTTGATGCATACTATACGATGAATAAACCAGAATGGATTAATCAAGAAAATAAAGAATATAGAGATTCAACAGAGAAACGGTTTGCTAAATACTTTAAGAAGTATAAAACAACTTGGCAAATGATTCCGTCTCAAGAGAAAATGCAAATCTCTCAAGGTATACGTGGACGTAGCGTAAACGAAGGAATGCAGATGGAATCTATGACGGTTGAAGAATGGTTGAATCATATCGAGAAATTAAATGAGGAATAGAAGTTAATTTATTAACTCATAATATAACTTAAAGGAGGTAATTCTATGGAAAACCTTATTACAACAATAATTCAAGACTACACAATAATCCCAGTATTCATAATCTGTATTTGTGTAGGTTATTGCATCAAGCACATAACCGCTCTTGATAAAATTGCAAATCAATTAATCCCAACAATTGTATGTATCTTAGGTGTAATTCTTGCTTGTTGGATGAACAATGAAATTTCCGTAATGTCCATCGCGCAAGGTATGGCAAGTGGTCTTGCTTCCACTGGATTCCATCAATTAGTTGGTCAATTAATTGAACACTATGCAAATAAAGTTGCAAAAGTTGTAACCGTCTGGGAAGACGAAGAAGGTGGTGAAGAAGATGGCGAATAAGGCATCCTCTTTCTGCGGCCATGGTACTCAAACCAATGGAGTTTATGATTCTGGCTGCACCTACAATGGTTACACTGAAGCAAACCTATGTATGAAAATTACCGAAGCATGTAATAAGTACCTCAAGTTATCTGGAATAACTGTAGTTACAGATGCTCCTGGCAATAAGATAAACATGATAGCACAAGTTGCTAAGTCGAATAGCGAAAAATCAAAAATCCATGTCGCATTTCACTGTGACTATTCTCTCGCTCCTTCTGGAACCTTACCACTATATACTTCCGCGGCAGGTAAAAAATTAGCTGGTCTAATGAATACCTACGTGGTTAAGGAAGTTGGAATGAAAACTCGTGGTTTAGGTTATAGAGAGGATTTATATGAACTCAATGCTACGAATATGCCGTCTGTTATCTTTGAGTGCGGCTCTATTAAGGCCGACCTAAAGGTAATGAGAGATAAATATGATGCTATTGGTAAAGCTTGCGCGCATGGAATTTGTAAATATTTTGGAGTTCCTTTCGTAAGCAAGGCAACCTATACTGGAACAATTCCGGTGAAGAACTTACAAGTTGGTTCAAAGGGCGCGCCTGTAAAAAGATGGCAGAAATTCCTTAATTGGGCAGTTAATGCAAAATTAACTGTAGATGGAGAATTTGGGGAATTAACTAAGAAAGCCACAATTAAGTTCCAAAAGAAAGCTAAAGTAACTCAAAGTGGTAAGTTAGATAAAGCAACTCGTACTGCTGCGAAAAAGTTTAAGAAATAAAAATGGCGGCACTTAATGTGCCGCTTATTTTTTAGGAGGAATAATGAAAGTAAAGAAAGTTGGAAAGGAAATACGCAGTCGCGCGCCTAAGCGTTTGAACCATTTTACAGTTCCTCAAGGCTCTTGCACAGACCAAAAATATATTTATGTAATCTTTGAAAGAAAACCGAAGAACGGCCGCACTCATAGATGTAAAATAGTTAAAATTGATTCGGAAACGATGAAGATTGTAAAGATTTCCAAGGCTTTAAAAATAGGTCATGGTAATGATATTACTTATAGGAATGGTATTTTATATATAACTCATTCAGCAGGCGCCAAGACAATTCATCGTGTTAATGCGAAGACTCTAAAGCAAAAGAAAGGAATTAAAGTTAAAGTTCCAAGCAAATACAAAGGAATCCATGCTTTCAATGGAATTTCTACCTATGGAAAGAAAGGTTTCATTCTTCGTGTGATGGGTGGTGCTAAAATGGCGATTACCGATGAGGACTTTAAAATTAAAAGAGTTTTTAAAACTGAAACTTCTTACAAAACTTCTCAAGGTATGACTACTAAAGATATGACTATTATAAGAGCTTATTCCCATGCACAGAGCGGCCGCAACTATTTGGTAGAATATAGCGTGAAAGGAAAGCAATTAAAGCGCAAGAAAATAGGAATTAAAGGTGAAATGGAAAGCGTTTTTTGTATCGGGGATAAAACCTATGTAGTTACCTATATAAAGAAAGGAAAGAAACGGCTTGCGTATATTGCACAAGTATTGTAAATAAAAAAGGTCACTTTATAGTGACCTTTTCTTTTTATTTAACGTTTAGTTATGTCTCCGAAAATATATCCAACACAAAAACTAACTATCGCGAATCCTAGATATACCATAATTTCATTCATCTATTTATCTCCAAAAACTATATCCAATGAAATATCCAACGACAAAACAGACTATTATAAATCCCGTACTTATTAAACTTCTCTTCATTTTATTCTCCAAAAATTTTATGCCAATCACAATCGTTCTTTGTAATATCATCACGATAGCGACAGAATTTTGGGTGACGGAGTCCTTTCTCTCCATTCTCTCCCGTCATAATTTCCATCGCAGTAATTTCACAAACTGTGCCTACAAGCTCTTTCCAATTCTCTTTTGTCTCATCAGTAATACCGCTCAAATTACCTATATGAACAACTTTTCCATCTTTCATTGCGCCGAGCTTCAACGAACCTGCCCATCCATAGAACCAATTCTTAGTTACTGGAATCACTGGCGCGCCCTCTACATAGGACTTATAAATAGTCTCATGGAATTGATTGAGATAATCAGTAGCGGTGATTTTCTTATTATTTTGCTCATCAAACCAGTACATCCATGACTCTATTTCCTTCCCATTATAAATTTGACTCGGAGGATTGGCTCCTATAATAAAACAATCAATTGTGTCTTGAAGTTCTTTTTTAATCTTCAAAGAAACTCGATTACTTCTCTTTCCAGGCTCATACTTTGCATCTTCATTAGTAATAACCATTCCTTCATATCCATCTGCAAGCAATTCCTGCAATACATCCCAAAGTTCTTTTCCTCTGAAATATAATGCCCATTCGTGGTAATCTTCTCCATAAGTGCGCCAATAAGCATTTAGTAAATCAAAACGCTCTGCCGCCCGAATATCAAGAAGAGATTCACCCTCACTTGCAAGTATATCAAAAATATAATAATGAAGCTTATCTTCTTCTTTCTCTTGACGCTTAATTGCTTTCGCTACCAGACAATTCATAAATGATGTGGTAGTTTTTGCCTGCTCATCTCTTGGTAGATAAAGTTCTCCAAGTAAACATGTTCCATTAGGTAGGCTTTCAAAAAACGAATGTAGGTGAGGAACCCAATCAATTTTATTTACAAACTCTTTCTTCGTATTTCTACTGCGCGGGCGCAAATACATATTTCCATCTTCATCTTTCAAGAACATGTAAAATGCTCCATCCCGTTTTTGCGCGCCGAGCCATTCTCCACTGAAAATTTTTGAAGAAGCAAGTTCTCTTTTCTTTTCTGTATCCCAACTATTTGGAGGGGCATAGTATTTCATGGCTTCCATTTCAAAAAAATTAATTCCGTCAATAAATTTTTCCATATCTACTCCTAATCTATTTTACTTTCCCATTTCTGATTCATTAACCAATACATAAATCCCTTCGCGTCAGCTCTCAAAGCGGGCAACTCATAAATATTCCAATATGTATAATCATAATCATAATCCATTACTTCTAAATCTGCATGGTTAGTATAAGTTTGCTTCTCAATCTCTGGACGTCTAATAAGTACAGTCTGTGCATTAAACTCTTTCTTCCAACGCTCAATTTCTTTGGGTTCGCGCACATGTACGAAAAACACCAAATTAGTTGTATCTTTTTTCAATCTGTTATAATCGTTAATTTTGTCTTTAATTTCCTCTACACATCTCTTAAAAGGAGCATCATTATATTCGCTCAACGCATCTTTTAAATCTGAAAGAAATTTCCTACCTTTTACATCCTTTTCTCCATTCCAGCCAATAAGTCTTGCAATTTCTTTTACATAATCAACGCTGGAAACTGAATATATATCATTATTAGCTTCTCTACACCACTTAATGAATTCGTCCTTTCCAACTCCTCCACGACCATTAATTACTATTATTTTCATTATTTACCTCCATAAAACTCTTCATTTATTTCACCCATTTTATCTTTATTAATTTCATAAGTTGAACATACATAATCAAGAATTTTATCTATCGAAGTAACTTCAGAATCAAGTAATTCTAAATCCTTATCTTTAATGCGCCGTAATTGCTTTCTAATTTTCTTTCTTCGCCACTTCAGCTTTAAAAACTTGAAGAAAGTTGTATTAATAAAAATAGGCTGTTGAGATAAGTCACTAACAATTATCGCTGCATTTAAATATAACCGATGTGTACTATCCTCATCATTGTAATCTTTCAATATAATCTTATGGTTAATAGACTGCTCTGCAAGAACATTACCAACAAGAGAGCCTACAACTTCATCATATAACAGTTCCATTTATTACCTCCTTTTTCCCATTCTATATATATTATACAATAAATTTTTGGAAAAGTCAAAAAATCAGAAAGTAAAAACTTGAAATAAAATAAAATTTATAGTATAATCACGTGCGCGCCCGCGCGTAATATAAAGGAAGGAATCTGATAAATAAAAAAATTGAAAAAAAATTAAAATTCATATATAATATAAATAGAATAAGAAAAGGAGAAAAAAGATGGATACAATAATGGCTTTTAAAATGGGAAGAATGTTTCGTGAAAATAAGCGAAAAGTATTTGATTGGAATAAGGCTGCTTTTATAATGAAAAGAGAAAAAGCAGTAGATGCAAGAGCGGGACTTCTGGAAGATTGGGAGTGGACAGGTGGATATATTCTTATTGATGGTAAACCAACCGTTGATGATTATACCTATCTTGCTTCAACTTGGGCTACGCCAGTACTTATTATTGATTTAAAAAAACCTATTGAGTGCTGGTGTTGGGAAGGTGAGCATAAATGGAATGAATATACGAAGTGGCCGCGGTCGAGTCTTGAATTTTTTAAGAAGGTTGATTAAAAATGAGAGTTACAGAATCTGAAATTATAAAAATGAATGAATTGTATTTACAATATGGTACGTATGCGGCGGTGGCTCGTGAGGTCGGACGTTCGCCTTCTACGGTTAAACGCTATATACAATCCGACTTTCAAGTTAAAGAAGAACCAATTGAACTTAAATCTATTGATTGGGACAAACTTTCAAATGCACCATTAGTAAATATATTTAGTCTGGAGTGGGAAAATGATTGATGTTTTTTATTTAGACTCTTCATTGAGTCATATCGGTTGGAATATAATTCAAAACCATTTAGACCAAATTTCAATGCCGCGGATTAAAACTTCAATCCATGTTTTGGAGGCGCGCCTTATAGGTATGACGTATGAAGAATATCTGGACTTTTGTCAAGATAGCTTGGGCGCACAAGTTGTTCGTTCTGAAGGTCAGAAATATGCACTAATTTATTTTCGTAATAATGAACAAGTGCGGCGGCTCGTAAATTTGTTAAATCAAAAGTTTAAGGAGAGTTATGAATTTTACCAGAAATAAAAACCCACGGTATTTTGAGGAGAATAGAACTGGAACTAATTGTGGAAGTCTTGCTTTCAATATAGAAGAATGGTATGATTTGGAATTAGATATATATGATGATTACGTCGATATGGAGGACTGGATTAATAGTCTTTATGAAGAGTTTGTCGACCAAAAAGAGTTCTCTGATTTCTATGCAAAACTTTTAGTAAAAATTATTTTGGAAGATTTTAAAGGAGAGATTAGATTGGTAGATTGTTATTCTCCTTTAAAAAAAGATGAGGAATTGATTGCTTTTAGAAGTTTCATAGATTACGAAGTGCAAATGGATATGTTTGGTGAACCTTCATTAGACTATGCAGATTTTGATTATCATTTCAAAGTATTCCGTGATGGAGAATGGATTGAGAAAAATGGTGGTTATGAAGTCCATTCTTGTAGTGAATCTGATTGGGATTGCGGAGATATGAGTTATATTAGTAATACATATTACTTTGCTCATAAAATTTTGACTTAATTTAAAAATTATTATATAATATTTATATAATCGAGAGGAGAAAAAAATGGAAAAAGAAAAGAAAATGAGACGAGGAGTTCTTGATATTACTTTCTACGATGATAGAGAGGATGGATGGAATTGTTCTATGAGTCTGAGCAAAGATATTTATTATAAGGAAAATGGAGAAGCGTTGGAAATTGATAAGTTCTATGATGTTTGCGTTAGTTTCCTTCGTGCTTATGGATATGATGATAAGGTTATTGATGAAAATTTTTGCCCATATCCTTAGAGAGAAGGCTTAAAAAATGACTTAATAGTAACAAGAAGTAATTTGACTTTTTAAAAAATTTCGTATATAATATATATATAGAATAAAGGATTAAAAATAAAGGGGCTGAGGATGTAGTTCAGCTCCGCTCGTGGGATAGTAGCTCAATGGTGGAGCAAGTGCCTGTTAAGCACGAGGATGTAGGTTCGAGTCCTACCTATCCCGCCAGAGACTTATGTCTTGGGTGTTCATTTACCATCTGCTAAGTAAATGTAAGCTGTAATACCAGCCGAGCGTCTCTACGGCGCGGCAGTGAAGTATTTCCGTAGAGGGGTTAATGAATCCTATATTCATTCGTATTAGAACTAATCCGTCAAACTAGTCGGTGTAGTTGCGACGCCATAGGTTAGCACCCACGCATTTATAGCGACAAGCCACTATAGTTGACTGAATTCTAAATACTATAGAGAGAACTAGCCTGAAGACCCAGGTCTACAATCAGTAGATACAACATTACCCACTACGCGTTGAATTTCTGCCATAAAATGGGGAGCAGTAGAATGAGTTCGAAGTCGCGCTATTTGTGCGCCATTAGCCAAGCGGTATGGCACGTGACTTTTAATCACGGTATGCTGAGTTCGACTCTCAGATGGCGCACCATCTATTAAAAAGGAGTAAGCCAATGTCAAGAAGCTATAAGAAAAATCCGTGGGTTACAGACCACACAAGAAAATTTACGAAAGAAAAGAAGCGTTTAGCAAATCATTCTTTTCGTCGTAAAATTGCTTCAGACGAAAATATGCCCGCGCGCCCTAAACATAGGAAGTATTCGGAAAGCTGGGATATTTGTGACTATAAATGGCGCATGACACGGGAAGAAGCGATTGAGTGGTATTATAGAGTTGGCTATACTTTGGCTCGTAAGCAAAATATTTATTCTTCTTTAGAAAGGTGGATGAATTATTGGGAAAAATGTCATAGAAGAAAATAGAGTTAATGAGGGTACAAATAAACAAAAGCGAAATGGATTCAATGTCGGTTTAATCGGCACCCAAATGGTTCGATTCCATCTTTAACTCTTATATGGAGAAGTAGCTCAGTCGGTTAGAGCGTTCGTCTGATAAGCGAGAGGTCGATGGTTCAATTCCATCCTTCTCTACCATAAAAGAGGCTTGGGTAAGAGGACCCTGTAAGTAGTTGATAGTGGAACAATAACCTCTATATGGACCAGTAGCTCAGTTGGTGAGAGCGCAGAGCTTATACCTCTGGAATCTGTCGAAGGTTCAAGTCCTTCCTGGTCTACCAGGCACGATAGCAAATAAGTGGATAAACGGATGTGCGGTTGGCTGACCTTAAAGCTTTTTAGGATAGGTTCAATTTTTATTACTCTTATTTAGGAATTTCATGTATAAGTACTCGAGTTAAAGTGAAATTCTTCCGTAACCAATCGGACGCTGGCTTGCTGCGATAGTGCTTGTCATCACGGGGTGTAGCGCAGCTTGGTAGCGCAACTGGTTTGGGACCAGTGGGCCGCGGGTTCAAATCCTGCCACCCCGACCACAAAAGCGCAGAATGGCCACCAGTCAACTGATTGCAAGGTTTTACTGAAATACAGTTTCGTGCGCTATATAAATAGATGGCCTCCATGTGATGTAGGACTGGCGCATCACAAATATGGTTTATTAGTATAATGGTTATTATAACTGGTTGTCAGCCAGTAGAAGCGTGTTCGATTCACGCATAAACCGCCAAAACATAGCACGGGGGTTGTCCGAGTGGTTTAAGGTGCGAGTCTTGAAACAGAGGTTTAGATTCTAAAAAAAGAGAATGAATGATACTCAAACTAAAGGTGCAATTACAGAACAGAAGTGTTTTTTAAAGTGCATTGAATTAGGTTGGACAATTTCTAAGCCATTGTTTGACAATGCTAGATATGATTTTATTGCTGATACTGGTAATCAATTGTTAAAAATCCAAGTAAAAACCTCAAATTGGAATGATGATAAAACAGCATTCACATTCAATGGATATAGTCAGCATTCTCTAGGTAATGGAAATAAACGTATGAAATATACTAATAAAGAAATTGATTATTTCATGACTGAAAAGGATGGTTTGTTTTATCTTTATCCAGCTGAAGAAAATGGTTTTACTAAAAAAACTTTGCGTATAAAAAGTAAACAAAATCAAAAAACTATTTTATGGGCAAAAGATTATTTATTTGAAGAGGTTAGTAGGAATCTTTAACAATGTTTCAAAACTCGTGGGCGATAGCTCCCTGGGTTCGAATCCCAGACCCTCGGCCAAGAGCCGTATCATCTCTTTAAACTGATACATTTGTTAAAGACATAGGTTGCCGATTCTTCTCCTTTCAAATCGGCAACCAATATGGCCTCGTAGTCTAACGGTAAGGACATGTGGTTTTCATCCACAAGAAGGGAGTTCAACTCTCCCCGAGGCTACCATTTGGAGCATTGGCGTAATGGTATCGCAGCGCCCTGCTAAGGCGTCCTACTTTTGTAGTACAAGTTCGATTCTTGTATGCTCCGCCATATACAGAATTAGCTCAGTTGGGAGAGCGCTACCCTTACAAGGTAGATGCCACTGGTTCGAGTCCAGTATTCTGTACCATTTTATGGGGATGAATTTGGAAAAGGTTGGGGAAATAGTACTACCCATACAAAGTTGGTTCGATTCCAACCGTCTCCACCATTATTGCTGATTTAAGTAACCAATTGAGAGAATTGATCGACTCAATAAATTGAAACAGATAATGTCTGCTCTGCTTAATCAGCTTATGCTCCTATAGCTCAACGGACAAGAGCGCGGCGCTACGGACGCCGGTCATGTGCGGGTTCGAATCCTGCTGGGAGTACCAACTAAGAATAAAGGAGTGGCGTCGCGGCGATAATATAATTAACAAGGTCTGCCATATTATACTTTATTCTTTATAGAAATATTGCTCTATAGATTTGAAAGGATAGTTGATGTGAAGGCGAAATGGTTATACAGATTAGAAAGTCGAACTCCAAATAATGGATTATGGTATGATTCAAATAATAACTATGTTTGGGGTTGTAAAGATTGTACTGGTGATGCAAAAAATTTACCAATGGATTATGATAAGCGTTATCATGTAGATGGAAAGAACTGGTTTAGTTCTTGTTCTACCAAAGAAGACTTGCTTCATTGGTATTCGTTAGAAGATGCAAACTATCTTGTAGAACATGGGTTTGTTTTTACTCGTTATTTGGCTGTGGATTATATTGAATATCCTACTAAAGAAACTGTTTTCTTAAAAGAAACATCTCTTAAAAGAGAGGAAATAGATATTAACTCTCTTTTTGAGAAATAGATGCCCCATTAGCTCAGGGGAGTAGAGCATCGGTTTTCTAAACCGAGTGTCGTTGGTTCGAATCCAACATGGGGTACCACTTTAAAATTTGATTTTTCTTTAAAATTCTTATATAATATATATATAAGATAAAGAAAGGAAAGAAAAGAAAAATGATTGGCAAACATATTATACAATTGAGTAAAAAAGATTTAGTCGCTGTTCTTGCGGATTATTACAAAGTATCCGAAAAAGACGTGATTCTTATTACTTTTATTGGTACAGAAGGCTATGGAATGCAAGAGGAGAAAGTTGCTTGTGTAAAAGCACAAATTAATATTTTAGATAAAGAAAGAGAGGCAAATTCATGAGCGCTAGTCCATTTTTCTATGTAGAAATGTTCGACCCCAAAACTGGAAATTGGGATAAGATTGATGTATATCGGAAAGATGAAAAAGGAGAATTTATAGAATGTAGCCTTTGGCCTTGGAACGGGACTCACGAACTTTTTTCCATTCTTGGGCTTGAAAATTCTTCCGATTCTCCAACGATTGATGAGGTTCATTTTGGACTTCCGATTAATGTATCGGAGGAAATGAAAAAGGAGTATGAAGCTCATATTTGGGAAAGTTATAAGCCTGAAGCGATTTGGATTAACCTTGCTGATATGAAACTTTATCTCAATCGTCATCCGAAAGTAAAAGATTATGAAGCAATGGTAGAGCGGTATGAAGAAGATGAATCCGATTGGAATGAATATACTCCAATCTATATGGATAATCCAATGAAAACCTTTATTGACAGAGTTGAGTCTTTTCTTGAGATTTGGGATGACTTTTGGAAATTTAATCATGGTTATAGTGATGTAAGAGTTATTTGTTGGCTCGAATGGTAAGGAGTTTATATGGATAAGTTCTTTAAGCATTTCGCAGAAACCGTTGAAAGTGATTTTGATTCTGAGTTCGATAAAGAAGAAGGATATGTTGTATGTCCAGAATGCGCGGAGCCAATTTATGATGAGGATTGGCAGACCGACGAATACATGGAGTACACTGCAACGGGTCATAGAGTTTGGAGATGTCCTATTTGCGGAACAATTCTCATCGTTGAAGATGAAGCAGAATGAAAATTTGAAAACTTTTTAGAATTTTGATATAATATTTATAGAAAGTGAGAGAGGAAAAAGTTAGAGACGGCTCGAAGTTAAAAACTTATGGTAGGCAAGAGCCAAGGGTTCGATTCCCACTAATCCAAATGAGGTACCGCATTTATACTCTCATTTTTAAGGCGAGAAATCTCGCCATTAACTTCTTGTAACTCAGTCGGTAGAGTACGCGTCCATGGGGCGCGGGTCGTAGGTTCGAGTCCTACCAAGAGGAAATGGAAAAAATTTTTGATATTTTTAGAACTTAATGGCAATGTAAAATTCATATAGGCGCGCGGTAACTATATGAAAGAGTCTTTGAGGAGACGATCTCCGCCCGAAAAGCCATGGGTGCAACAATAGCATGTTGGGAGTCATGACCCACGAAATTTCGGCAATGTATGCGAGCCGTGAATGAGAAGACGAAGCCATTTGTAAAAACGCGTTAACTTGTTGGGCGTATAATCAACCAGTCTGCACCCGCCACTGGGGCCGCATCAACTTTCAAGAAACATTTAATAAATGCCTTGAGCTACAAGCCCAAGTTGAGAAATGTGGTTGGAATGTCGCAGAGACAACTGCGACCTCGCCAAAAAGGAGAATCAGAATTAAACATATTGTTGTGGCAGATTCAGCAATTCTAGATAACAAAAACTCTGCTGCTTGTCGGTGGCACGCTAAAACCGAACGTACGATAAGGGCGACTAGCGTAATGGTAGCGCCAGGGACTTTGACTCCCTATGTCCATGTTCAACTCATGGGTCGCTCGCCAATTGCAATTTAAATTGCGCGTCTGTGGTACACAGAATTAAAAAGTACCGTTAAAACCATTGTTGTGAAAGGCAACTAGGTCGGTAGATACCAATCAAATCTACCACTTATATCGCGAGGTAGAGCAGTGGCAGCTCGCCGTCCTCATAAGTCGGAAGTCATGGGTTCAAATCCCATCCTCGCAACCATTTGAGCATTTCCCAATAAGCATAGATTGCCGATGCTCTTAATTGTAGAAACGAAAAGGGATAACTACAATTACTTGCTCTTACTGCTGAGGGCAAATCAGCGGCGCGAAGGTTACGGTGTGTACAGAACCCCTCTGGCATATGGGTTGATATGCCATTAAAATGGTCTGTTAGCATAATAGGTAATGCGCTTGCCTTGTAAGCAAGATACTCTCGGTTCGAGTCCGAGGCGGACCTCCATAGGCTATAGCTTAAAGTAATTCATTCCCCATATGGAGTGGCGCGTAACTTCATATGTGAGAAGACAAGGAATGATTCGGTAGATTAAGAAGGTTGCAAACTTTTTAATCTATGTAAGAGCACGTACGCGGGGTACGGGGGAACGGTAGAAGTCCGTAAGCCTAACCAAAATGAATTGCGGTATGTTTCTGCGGAGCATACCTAAGGGAATTGGATGCGTCTAATTCTCTTTTAAAAAGTAAGGAGTGAGGAGTCTAAAATGGAGAGACAAATTTGGGAACAAAATCTTGAATACGCGGCGGTTATAGAGGAAATTCTTCAAAGTAAGATTCCTTATTCCTATGAATCGTTAGAAAGTCTTTTAGGAGATGTAGTTAAATATCTTCGTATTACAGGACATAGATTAGAAAACTATGATAGGAAGTTAAAAATTTATGGAGAACTTTTTACAAAAATGCCTTAGCGCGCACCATTAGTCCAATTGGCAGAGACACTTGATTTAGGTTCAAGGTGTTCGGGGTTCGAATCCCTGATGGTGTACCATTCAACCGATAGCATAGGCCGTAGACAATAATGTCACTATAGCTATTTAACCTTAGTTGGTTCTAAGGATGAGCGGGTTACACTCATGCGGTTACCGCTTATAATAATTGAATTAAATAAGTATACTACGAGAACTCAGTGAAGAGCAGTTAAGTAAGCTGTGCTGAGAAATACCGTACAGACAGCAGATGAATGCGGAGATATTCGCAAAACACTGGACTGGCGCGCGATTGCGAAATTGTGTGCGGAGGGTTGGGTCCCAATTCTAAGGTATTGTGCAGCAGTTAACGCAGATAAAGGTAGGATGCGAGTCGGCGGTGCAATAGAAGCGGTTTTGATAAGAAACCGCTGAATCCAAGGGAACTGCAGCTGGTGACTACAGTGAATCTTTGGAAAGACCATATGCCGTTCTGTCGTGAAGCGAAGAAATTCGTGTATAAGGCTTGTATGTGACTCTGAGTAGCCCAAGACAAAACCACAGCAAGAATATTTTACCATTGGATTTTAAGGTGAACAATTCTTATAGCGAACTACGGGTGAAAAGTGCGAGTAATCAATCTCGTCTAGGCTTGGAACAATTATTTGTTTGGGGCATATTGTGTTGGGGTCGCTCCCCGGCGCTTGCGTATGTCTTCCTAGTGACTGAATATATCTGAAGTTAAGTGTATGTAAGGTGAAAGCCTATCGAGAGTATGCTTATTTAATTCAATTATTGATTAATTATTGTTTTAACTTATAGGAGATATATATGGCAAGGTTAAATTTGGTTTCACCGTGGATTGAATATTACCACAAGATGAAAGCGATGTTTGAAGATGATTCACGTATTAGAATTGTATTTGATGATGATGCGATGGAGCTAAGATTTTATGCAGAAACAGATTATCTTTTAGATACTTTGGAGAAACTTATTCCTTCAGGAAAGATTTGGGGAGACGTAACTCTTACCAATGTTATAATTCCACCAAATGACAAAAATCTTAGAATTACACACTGTAAAGAACAGTCACCAAGTGATTTATTTACTGAGTTGTTTTATAATAATCCTCACTTTTCAGATGTTTTTTATATTAATACAATTCTTAGTAATGGAATTACTTATGTAGTTTTTAAGAAAGAAGTTATTCAGTATTATAGTGATAATTTGAGTGACGCTCATGGAGTTACTTCCGTATTGATGGAAGATTTGGCTAGAGAGTTACTGAATACACCAGATGGAGTATTTTATTGTACTGATGTAAAATAGTTTAGGCGATTATTCGCCTAGTTATGCGCTCGTGGCGGAACTGGTATGCGCGATGGACTTAAAATCCATTGGCCTAGGGTCGTGTGAGTTCGAATCTCACCGGGCGCACCACTTAATTAATAAAAGGAGTTACAAATGACAAACGAACAGAAGAAACAGATTTTAGAAGTAAGATTGCATAAAGTTAAGGCTCGTGGTAAGCATATTGATTGTCCAGGAGTAGTACGAAAGCTAAATAGACAAATTAGAAATTTATCATAATTATTGTTTTTATAAATCACCTCCTTTCTTGCTGCCGCCGCGCTTGTACGTGGCGGCTAGTTGTTTATTTTTTAATTTTTGGGATGAAAAAAATTGAGTAGAGAAAGGAATTATCTACTTTTATTTAGTAAGAAAACAAGTCTGCGGTTTAACCGATGACTTTTTATATATATCTCTTGGGCGGTCGGAAGGATTCGCCCTTTTTTATTAGGAGGGATTTATGTTTGGAGCAAGAGTATATGTGCATTCAAATATGGATAATGCTGACTTAACTGTGGATTTTAGTTCTTTTGACCATCCCGAAGATAAAGCCTATAGTGTTATGACAACTATAGATAAATTAAATAAAATAGCTAAAGATTTAGATGGAATGGCGGAAAATTTTTTACAAGGGTATTCAATAGAAGCGGCGCAATCACAAGCTGATAAATCTAATGAATTACTAGTTCAATTAGCTAATCGAGTATTATATGGAGAGAGTGCCTATGAAATGGCTAGAACCTTAACTCGAAATCAAACAGTAAAAGCCAAAGCCTTAAAAAAAACTTTACAAGGACAAGAAGGGGAATTATCTCGATTAATTTTAGATTATATTGGAGATAAAAAACAAGTAGGGATTAGTGAATTGGCTAGTTTTATTGTAAAAACAATAGGAGGACAATCAGCTACTATAACAGTAACTGAGGCTGGTTCAGTTGTTACAGAATTAGGTAAGCTTTTTAATGTTGAAAAAATAGAACGTGAAGGAAAACAAATTTTATTAGATGAAATTTTTAAAACTACTAGAGATTTATCTACTGGCCGTAGAGGAATTTTTCGCGCGGCAATAAAAGATTTAATAAAAGCTTCTAAATATGGAACTATACAACAATCTGGTCAAGCTATTAGAAATTTTTGTAATAAATTAAATAAAAAGATGAAAATAGAAAGTCAAAAAGAAGTTCCTTTTATGTGGTCTAATGACCCTAATGAATTAGAAAAAACAATAGACCGTTTTACTGAACAATTAAATGAATCTTTGCAAAAAGATTTAAAAAAAAGCTCTAAAATATTAGATATTTCTAATACAATAGGTGCTGTTGGAGAAGAAATTAGAGAAAATATTAGTAAAACTGCGAATAGTGTTATTATTAGTTTACAAGTTGGTGATATGACAGAAGAACAATTGGTAAAAGATATGGAGCAGGAATTAAAAAGTTTAGGAGCGACAAAAAAATTAACTCAAATGGAATCTTTTCATGACTCAGGAAAACAATCCCAAACTGATTTAATTTTATTAAATACAAAAACTAAAGCTATTGCAAGAGCACAATCTAAAAATCATTTTGCATCTTATTTTACCAATAATAAGAAAGCAGATAGTGAAATAGATAATTTTAGATGGACAGTAGAAAATTCTGTTAACCTGCTCGCCTTTATTGATAAATTATCGAAGATGAATATAGGTACTGGATTAGAGTTAAATGAAGATGATATCAATAATGTAAGTGAGGCTTTAGCCCATAATATATGGGCTAAAAAAGCGGGTTCACAATATGTAGATAAAAGAGAAGGTAAAATTAAAGCTGAGTCAGTGTCAGTAGGAGATTTTCAAAATGAATTAGAAGGAGCAATGGAACGACTATTGGCGGGACAAATTACAAGTCTATTGGGAGTAACTTTAAAACCAGTAGAACAAAATGTACAAGTAATTGATAATGCTTCTAATATTTTTTATATTTTAAATGGTCGTCTTAAAAAAACTTCTGAATTAATTTTAGAAGTTATACAGCAAATTGAAGAATCTCAATTTCAAAGTTTATTAAATTCAAAAGTAAGTAGAACTATTATTGTCACTTTTAGCGGTACAAGTCTAGGAGGAGGAAAAGCAGGCTTAGAATTTCTTGTCAATAAATTAAAAGCTGGACCTAACACTGCAGGCTCTGAAAGTATTGGTGTTTCGATGGGAGAGCAAATTTTAAATAATGTTAATGTCAAAGTAAGTTTAGGAACTGCTATAGGAGTATTAAAAAATAATTCTTTATTAATCTAAAATTTGACAAACTCCCAAATTTCTGGTATACTATTCTTAGAATAAGAAAAAAGGAGAAAGAAAGTCATGTATAATTCTACTACAACTGATATAGTTAATAAAACTTCATCTTCAAACACAACATATTATTTACCATATGCTCCCGTCTTTATTCCAAAAGATGAGCATCAAGTTGAAATTAAAACTGATGGGAAAATTATACTAAATGGAGTTGATGTTACAGAGGAGTTTCGCGAAATAACTGAAAAAATGACAAAAGAAGCATTGAAGCGACAAGCGCAAAAGTCCAAACCAAGACCAAAAGATTTAATTGAGCATGTATCATTTAATAAGTCACTCGACCGCACCACTGTTAAATGGAAAGATGGAACAATTACTTATGTCCATTGCGCGGCCGATGATGAACTCGATTTAGAAAAAGCAATTGCCATGTGCTTTATGAAAAAAGCATATGACAATAGAGGATGTTTTAATGAATTTCTAAAGAAGTGGGTGGAGAACGTATCTATTCACGAATAAGGAGGCACTTATGTATACTAGAGCAGAAAGACGTCGGAATAATTTTTTGAAGGCGCGCCGTAAGCAAAAGATTTGCCAGGAAATTTATGGAACTGAATTTTATAAACATTTACATATGTATAGTAAAAATAAAATTCATTGCAGCTGTCCACTGTGCGCAGTCAAAACAAGAATGAAGAAAGGTAAGTTCTGGTATCCAAGTTTTCATCCTAAGATAAGCGATAAAAGACAGATAGAAAAATTAGAATATGGTTTAAAAGACGGATAAACTCCGTCTTTTTTTAATTTGACTTTTTTAAAAATTTTTGATATAATATATATATAAGATAGGAAAGGAGGCTTTAGTGTGAGTAGATATGCGTTCAGTGATTTACATGGACAGTATGAATTGTGGAAACAGATTGTAAATTATATAGATGATAGTGATGAAGTTTATTGCCTTGGTGATTGTATCGACAGACACCGCGGCGGCGCTAAGATTTTGCTCGAAATGAGTACAGATGAGCGTTTTACTTTATTAGCAGGAAACCATGAACAAATGATGGTAGAATATTTTTCTGGAATTAATAATTTATGGTTTTACAATGGTGGGCATGATACTTTTGATGAGTTAGAAGAAAATGATTTCCGTGATTTGGAATACTTACTTGATTATCTTTCGGAACCAATAATTGAAGTCACTTTAGAAACTCAAAAAGGAACTATTATTCTTAATCATTGCGGTTTTACTCCAGAAAAAGATTATGAACTTTATTGGGATAGGAACCATTTCATTGACCGCTGGCCGCACGTAGACTATCCTAACATCTATATAATTCACGGTCATACTCCAGTTCAATATGTTGAATTTTATTATGACCATTGGGGTAGTGATGGATTAGTTAAAATTAATTCTTATATTGATATTGAAGCAATAACTGAAGTCGTAGAACCAAAAGTTTTTACTTATTGTGAAGGGCATAAAGTTGATATAGACATGGGAAGTGCTTTTTCCTATCGCGCGGCGCTTCTTAATTTAGATACGTTAGAACCAATTTATTTTGATATTTAAAAGGAGGTTACATGGGACGTTTATTCTTTATTGGAGACATACATGGACAGATTCACCCTATTAATAGATTAGCTAGATATGTAGAAGGCGGCCTCGACTATGATGATGGAGTTGTTCTTCTTGGAGATAGTGGACTCAACTTCTGCCAAGATTGGAATGACACGTGGCTGAAAAAACAACTGAATAAACTCCCATGTACCTTTTATGTTTTGCGTGGTAATCATGACCATAGAGTTAAGCCATTAGTCGAGGCCGCGCCGGATGAGTGGATTAGTACGCATGAGAATAATGAGGGGTTGATTCAAGGATGGTTTTATACAGAGAAAGAATATCCGAATATTAAATATTTCGTAGATAATGTAGACACTTATGCTATTTATCATAACGACAGCTTTTATAAGGTATTAGTTATACCTGGCGCTTATAGTGTAGATAAGTATTACAGATTAAAGAATGGTTGGAAGTGGTATGAGGATGAGCAGTTAACTCCTTGGGAAAGGCAGGAAGGTTTGGTAATTGCTAAGAATCAATCAGCGCCTTTTGACTTTGTTCTGTCCCATACTTGTCCCGCAATTTTTGAACCGACAGATTTGTTTCTTCCTTTTATTGACCAATCTACTGTAGATAAAACAATGGAAATGTATTTGGGAGAACTAGAATATACAATTAGTTATAACTTCTGGCTTTGGGGACACTTCCATGAATTTCGTGTATATCCTGGGCCGCCGCGTAATGCAGGACAATGTATTATGTTGGATGCAGGTGAGTCAGTATTGGAATTAGATAGAATTTTGAAGGGAGATTATACTCCTATTCAGAAAGGAGAGAACTATGTTAAATAAACAGAATCAAAGGGAGTTATGTTATTTAGTTACTGTTGATGATATAAAACCAATTGAAGGAAAAGATAGGGTTGAATGCGCGGTTGTAGGCGGTTGGACTATTATGGTTCAAAAAGGAGTATTCAAACCTGGAGACATTGGAATTTACTTTGAAATTGATTCTAAGGTGCCGCAGACTGAACCTTTTGAGTTTCTTGCAGCAAAGAAATATCGTATTAAGACTCAGAAATATGGAAACTTTTATTCTCAAGGTTTGTTAATGCATCCTTCTGATTTTGGTTGGAAAGTAAATGATGATGAGGTTATTGACGATAAGCATAATATCTATTATGTAGATAATGATTCTCGTTTTCTTACCAAAAAACTCGGAGTAACTTACTATGTACCAGAAGATAATGAAAGGAAAGCTCCTTCTGTAGATAAATATCAGAAAATGGCACAGCGCCACAAAGAACTTTTCGCTCGCGCGCCGTATAAATGGCTTATGCGTAAAGACTGGGGAAAGAAACTACTCTTTTTCTTTTATGGGAACAAACGAATTGATGGTGGCATTGCATGGCCAGCTCATATCTGTGCAAAAACTGATGTAGAACGCATTCAGAACATGCCTTATATTTTGAATGATAAGCAGCCGTATGTGGCTACTGAAAAAGTTGATGGCTCTTCCTGTACAGTAACTGCTGAACGTAAATCTTTTGGTAAAATTGAATATCATGTATGCTCTCGTAATGTTGTATTTTCTACTGGTAAAGAAAAATGTTATTATGATACTAATGTTTATCTTGAAATGTATGAGAAGTACAATTTGAAAGAGAAGATTACTCAGATTTTAAATGATTATAATTTAAATAATGTAGCTCTGCAAATGGAAATTTATGGTGCAGGAATCCAGAAACGTGACTATTCAACTAAAGACCATAAGATTGCGCTTTTCCATATTGTAACTAATCGAGAAAAAATGCCAATGGATAAAGTAATTAAAATTGCGGAAAAATATGATATTCCTCATGTACCACTTGTTTGTGATGAGTATATTTTCCCCAATTCTTTAGAAGAAGTTCAAATGTTTGTAGAGGGCGCGCCGTCAAAAATTGATGGCAAGCCGCGCGAAGGTATTGTTTTTTACGATAAAGAAACTGGACAGACTTATACTAAATTTGTTTCTCCAAGTTATCTTATAAAGTATCATTAGAGGTTATATTAATGAATATGGAAAAAGTTTATAAAGCATATGAGAGATTTGTTGCTAATAAAGATAAGAACGGAGTAATTAATATCTATCCAGAATATGAAAAGGATTTAGATATTATACTTCAGTTTATAAAGGACAAGTTATATGTAGATTAAGGACGATTTTTATCGTCCTTTTAATTTGACTTTTTTTAAAAATTTTGATATAATATAAATAGAATAGAAGAAGGGAGAATTTTATGGCTACACTTTTTATTTTATGTGGATTGCCGGGGAGCGGTAAAACTACTTTCTGTAAAAATTATCCAGAAGTTGTACATATTTCTAGGGATGAGATTAGATTTTCTTTAGTAAAAGAGGGTGAGCCATATTTTTCTAAAGAGAAGCAAGTGACTCGAAAATTTTGGAAAGAAATTAATAAGAATTTAAGAGAAGGCAATTCTGTTTTTGCAGACCAGACTAGTCTAACTAAGAAGTCTCGTCAATTATTAATGAACCATATTACTGTACCTAATGTAAAGTTTATTTGTGTGGAAGTTAACGGTAATAATTTAAAAATGTCTTTAGAGAGAAATGAGAAAAGAGTTGGCACTCGCGCATATGTACCACCAGAAGTTATTCATTCTATGAGTAGGGATTTTGAAGAGCCTACTTGTGATGAAGGGTTTGATGAGGTACTGCGGTATACTTTTTAGGAGGATTAATGGGAGAAATATATTTCACTTCAGATTTACATATAAATCATGACAAAGGATTTATATTCGCTGCGCGCGGGTATAAAACTATTGAAGAAATGAATATAGAATTGATTACTAATATACAAAAAACTATTACTGAGGAAGATGACCTATATATTTTGGGTGATATAGTACTTGGAAAAATTGATAAGGCCGCGCAATGGCTTGAATTAATTCCTGGTCATGTACATTATTTAATTGGCAATCATGATAATAGTAAGAGAATAAATCTTTATGATGAACTTGGTTGGAAATCTCATGGATATGCTGATATAGTAAAGGTTGGTAAATGGAATTTTTATATATCACATTATCCTACTATGGTAGCTAATTTTGATGATAATGAGAAACGTATACCAGTAATTAATTTATTTGGTCACACCCATCAAAAGAATAAATTTTACGATGATAATCCCTATATGTTTCATGTGGGAGTGGATAGTAATAACAATCAACCTATATCTATTGAAGAAATAAAAAAACAAATTAGAAAGAAAAGAGAGGAGATAAAATGGTAACGATACTTAGCTCAACTTATGATTCAAGAACAAGGCAAACTATAGTAGATATACAAACTCCAGAGGGAGTTTTTCGAGGAATTGCTAAGGCCGCGCCAAATGAGAAATTGAATGATGAAATTGGAGAAACAATAGGCTTTTGGCGCGCTTATATTAAATATCTTAAATTTTTGAATCGTCAAAATAAAGCAATACTTAAAGAGCTTCAATATATGTATGACCATAGCCGTAAGTTCGACCCGACAGCGAGAAAACTTAAAGCGCGGATAGTACATTATCAGCTTATAGTTTTGAAATTAAAAGAAGAGATAGAAAACTATGAAGCAACAGTTGAAACTTTTAAAGATATAATTGGAGGAATCAATGAATAAAAATAAGGATTGTTTAGCAACAAGTACCACGATTATAATGACGGAAAACCTTTTTCCAGCTGGCACATATTTAAAAGTAACGTATGAAAAAATGGAGCCGGCGCCGTATACATGGAGAGCAACTTACAGTTCCAATTCAGCTTATCATGTTTGTCCGTTTGATGGTAACTTTAGAAAATGTAAAGATTGTAAGGGAATTGAAGAAACAGAAGATACTTATTGTCTTACTAAGCAGCAGTTTGTTTCGGAAAAAGAATTGGAGAAGCGAATTGAAATGTATGTAAGTAATGGAGGTAAACTTGAATACTATTGATTCAGTAAAAGATTTTTATTTTCTTTTAGAGTGTGAGGTTGATGGCGAATATTATCAGTTGGAAGGTACTTTTTCTACTTCGGATTACGCCACCGCTGTGCAAACATTAGAAGAAGGTTTTGCAGATAGTGAGGTTGGAGAATTAGGACGTATTACTGGTATTACTATAGAAGAAGTACCAATTGAACAATTCTCTTAAAGAGGTGTATAGAATGAATTTGGAACAGTACTATGAAGCTAAAGGAATAGTTGCTCGAATTGAATATTTAGATGATGAAATTGAAAAAATAAAAAACCTTTTAGGAAAGAAATCATTAGCTCGTTGGGATATGATGGTTGCGGCAGATCAATATTCCGGCTGCCAAGTAATATCTCATTATGGTTTATTGCCAGAATTTTTAAAAGCGGCACTAAACAAACATGTAAAAGAACGTGATAAATTAATAGAAAAATTGACAAAAATTTAAGAGGTGTATAGAATGGATACAAAAACTTTTATTGAAAATTTTCACAAAATGTGTAATCATTATTGGAGATGCGGTGAATGTCCGATGTGTGTTTCTGGAGCTTGTCTTTTTCTTAGCGATGAGCATGAACCGCTTAATGTCGAATCAATTATTGAGATAGTTACAAACTGGTGTGATGAAACTCGGCCTATTAAAACCAATGGGGATAAAGTTCTTAGTGTAATTCCCGCGAATATTAGAGAAGAAGGGAAAAGACGCTATGATAAGTATGAAGAGATTAAGCCTAATATAAAATATGGAGTTAATACTCCTATAGAATCTTTTGTAGGTTTCTTTATTCCAACGGAATGGTGGAATGCAGAGTTGGAGGATAATGAATGAGTGTAGTAATTGCAATTATAACTGATTATATACTTATAAAAATGTTTGACCCGTCTGAAACTTTAGCTCTATGTGTCTCAATTATTTTTGCAGGCGGTTTGGCTGGATTAAGGAGAGAATGATATGACTGAATTAATTAATAAACAAAAAGTGCTTGACCTTGTAAGAGATATTTGTATTGATATAATGGATGAATGTGAAAGTTATATTGATGTAATAGATGGAGAAACTGATATAGTATATAAAAATTTAAAAGAAGTCAATGCAATTCTAAAGTGCAATAAAAGAATTAGAAATGGTATTAGACAGTTGCCGTCTGAACCACTCGGAAATTCCGAACAGTTGGAGTGGATTCTATGTAGTGTGCGGCCGCCTGAAATAGATGAAGAAGTGTTTGTGTATCTGTTTGGAGATAGTCCATATTTGGCTTGGTATGATGGTCATAAATGGCAGACAGAAGATTTTACTGTTGATGATGATGAACGTCCGACAGCATGGATGTCATTGCCGAAACCATGGGAAGGAGAAAACAGATGAAAAAATCAGAAGTAATTGACCGATTAGAGGACGTTGTGGTACTTCTTAAAGGTGATAGTAGTTGCAACGATTTAATATCTGCGGTTCGTTATGCTATTGCAGTCATTCAAGGCGGAATGGCAGACGAGTCACATGAATGGATTCCGTGCAGTGAGTGGTTGCCCGAATATAGAAAAAATGTAGATGTAACCACAAGAGATTTACGAGTAAACCTTGCATACCTTGATTCCATTAAAGAAGATGGTACGGATGACTTGTGGATCATACCACTCGAAGATGCAGAATGTGCTTTATGGAACGTAGTGGCATGGAAACCAAGGCCAGAGCCGTGGAAAGGAGAAAGAGATGACTAAAACAAAAGCACGGAAATATTATAGAAAATGCGGATATTGTGGAGAAAGATTTGAACAGAGTGACATGGTAAGAACAAACATAGTGAAAAATGGATGGCTCTGTAAGGAGTGCTATCAAACTGAACTTCCAAGATACGATTTTATTTCTGATGCGGAAGACTTGTGCTACAGGATTGGTTCAGAAGCATTTTAAATGGGAGGGGAAAGAATGACTAAAGAAGAAGCGATTAAATTACTATCGCAGATAAGGGATGCTCTGCTTGCAAGTAATTCGTGGCTACCATCTACGGACAATCCGATTAAAGAGTCTTTTGGCATGGCTATTGAAGCATTGCAAAAAAGACCAGAAGGCAAGTGGAAAAAGAAATTAGGCACTCTCTATTGTTCCATTTGTGGGAACAGTTGGAGCGATTCTTTTGAACACTTACTCAATAAGTTCAATTATTGTCCAAATTGCGGCAACCCAATGAAAGGAAAGAAGAATGAGTGAATATATCAGTAAACAGACGGTAATAAGAGCGTTTGCTGAATATGAGAAAAGAACGACTCCTTCATGGAGTGGAGCATATAAAGAAACTTTAGAGGAGTGGATTGATGAATTAACAGAGATGTTATCAGATATTTCAACCATTGATATAGTATATTGCAAAGAGTGTGAGTATTGGTACAAGAATGCAAAAGAGGATAACGGTATACCTATTGCTAACATGTGTTATGACTTCCAAGCCGATGACTTCTGTAGCTATGGAGAAAGGATGAAATGATGACTAGAGAAGAAGCAATTAAAAGACTCATAGATGAAAGTTGCAAATCAAGGCTATATTGCGAATTATATCCCGTCACTTGTATGAAAGAAGAGTGCGAAATCTACATGGCCATTGAAGCGTTAAGAGAAAGACCGAGAGGTAAGTGGAGAAAAATTACACCAGAAGAAGATGAATATAAGTCATTTATGGGCTGGCTAGAATGTACGAATTGTAGATCAGAAGTAGCTATCTTTAGCAATTACTGTCCCAACTGCGGAGCGAGGATGAAAGGAGTGGACAATGAGCATGATAAATAACCTTGTGAACAGATTGAGAGCAGAGTCCAAATCAATGGGAAGGTATGGGGTTGATTATATGTCAACGCTCCTAATGGATGCATCTGATACAATTATAATGTTGTCGAAAAAGGCGAGAGCAGACAGACCGCGAGCGAAGTGGCTAGAAAGAAACAACGGATATGACACAACTTGTGAATGTTCAGCTTGCCACTACAGAGACTTTATCCCGAATTACCAAATAGGCGGCGAGTATATATGTATGGACAGATATTGGTTTGAAAGAGCTTTCTGCCCAAATTGTGGGGCAGATATGAGAGGAGATAAGGATGACAAGAGATGAAGCATTACATAGAGTTAAGGGATATTTAACAGATATTATTCCAGTAGAAAACTATTCAGAGATTGAAGAGATATTCAAAGCATTAAAGCAAGAGCCTTGTGAGGATGTAATCAGTAGACAGGCGGCGATTGACGCACTAAATGAATACTTCGCAAGAATCGGAAGATTAAAAAGGAAAGGACTGACTAAAGAAGAAAAAGCAATCAGTCTAGATACAGTTGGAACAATCAAGACTTTACCGTCCGCGCAGTTGCGACCAAAAGGTAATTGGATACATAGTATATACTACGGAGAGATTATGCCAGAACACAAATGCTCTGAATGCGGAACATGGGAATACTCTGATGAAGAAAGCAACTTTTGTTCCTATTGTGGCGCGGATATGAGGAGAGAAAAGTGACATATTTAGAATTGTATACAGAAGCTATTCTTAAATTTGAAAGGGGTGAAATTACATTAAATGAATATAAAGATATTATTAAACCGCTAATGAAAGAAATTAAAACAGAATCATGGATTCCATGTAGTAAAAAAAAATTACCGAAAGAAGAAGATGGAGAGGTATTAATAACATTAGAAGGTAAAGTTACAACCGCTACCTATTCTGAATTTTCAAATACTTGGTATATAGGAGATATGTGTGGAGTTAGTGATGAAGCTCCTACCGCTTGGATGCCATCACCTGAGCCATATCGAAAGGAGGAAAATAATGTATAAAGTAATGTTAACGGATAAGAGAGAAGCTTTAGTTGATGCAGATGATTTTAGTTTTTCAGAACAAGATTTTGTAAAATTGTTCAAAGATGGAGCTATTGTTGCAATGTTTGAAAGATTATATGTAATCGGAGTGTATCAACCCGATTTACCATACCTTTTTATAACAAATGAAAAAATGTTGTGATACTTGCGCCAGCTATAACTGGTATTATGATTGGTGTGAAGAGTGGAAGTGCCAAGTGGATAGCAGATACATTTGCTATTTATGGAAAAAAGAAGAAGATGAATAAATGGGAAGACTGGCCGCGCTTGTACATGGTCAGTTTTTTTATAATTTGAAATTTTTTAGAAATTCATATATAATATATATATAAGGTAAAGAAAGGAGAAAAGTTATGACAGGTCACGAAAGAATCGCCGCAAGTAATATTAAGGCTTGCTTTAATTACGAGATTGGAGCTATTTATAATTCTTGGCTTGATGGATACTTTGAAGATATTCCGACTTTAGAAGAAGCAAAGGATATGATTTATACTTTATCAATGCATGATAGATATGGCTCTGGTTATTCTGTAGTAGACGGCGCGCCGAAAGAAATGAGATTTGCGGGTAAGGAGTTCTGCAAAAGATATATTGATAAACTGTTTGCTAATGATTCTGATGTAGCTGAAATTCCATGGAAAGAATGAGGAGAATAATATGGGTAAAAAGACAACCATTAAAGATACAATTGTAATTACTTCAGATGGAAAGACTGTTATTGCTAGGGCGGATGATGGAAGGCTGGGAATTGCTAGTTGTAGTCCAGAAGATAAATTTTCTTTGGCGGCTGGCGCGCAATTGGCTTTGAAAAGGCTACTTGAGTTTCAAGTTGGTGATAGGGTAGAGTGTATTAAACCAGAATATTCTTATACTAATTATTCTAGTTTTATGACAGATTATTGTGATATAGATGAATGTGCAAGGTATGCATTTGGTCAGGAAATGCCTAAAGGAAGTACAGGAAAAATTATTGGAATTTATAAGCATGACTTTATGAAAGACCGAGATTTGGCAATTGTAGATACCTTTTATGGAGGAGGTAGTTGTGCAGTATATGTTGTAGAAACCAAAGGTCTGAAACGAATTCAATAAATTATCTTAAAGAGAGGATGTGTTTCCTCTCTTTTAAATTTGATTTTTTTAAAATTTTTTGTTATAATATATATAGAAAGTAAGAAAGGAGAAACTTATGGAATATTATGTAGCAGATTCTTATAAAGATTATAAAAGAATTGGCAAACCTTTTGATAAGAATGGCCACATGTATACTATTGTCGAATGCAGCTGTGACCGTTGCGGTGGCTCTGGAATCTATAAGTGGGGTGCGGTTATTAACGAGAGGCCGCAGTATGCAGGTACTTGTCTTAAATGTATGGGTACTGGTAAGTTGACTAAAGAAGTTCGTCTCTATACCGAAAAAGAATATACCACAATGCAGAATAGAAAAGAGAAAACTAGAGTAAAGAAAGAAGAGGCTGCCGCGACTCGAAGAAAAGAAGCTCGTATAAATGCTCAGACGAAATGGTATGAGCGCAATGGTTTCTCCAACGGCTACACCTACCTCATTTATGGGAACACCTTTCCAATCAAAGATATGTTGAAGGAGCACGGTTGTAAATTTTCCAAGGATTTGAAGTGGCATTCGGCAGAAGAAATTGAAGTTCCTTCTGATTGTGGAGTTGAGCGAGTTGATTTTGATTCTCTTTATGAGTGGGGAACTTTTCTCTATGAGCCTAAGTTCATCGGAGAAGAAGTGGTTGAAGAAATTTTCCAGAAAACTTTTACTACTTCAGAGTTTGTGGGAGAAATTAAGGAGCGACTTCGTAATTTGGAATGTACTTTGAAGGAAAAGAAATTCCTTGAGAACTATGGATGTTACTGCTATAGTTTCGATTACAATGGGAACTGTTTGAGTTGGGTAACTGAAAAGGATTTGGAATTTGAGGAAGGAGACGTGGTTACTTTAACTGGTACTGTTAAATCTCATAAAGTTTTTGCAGGAAATAAGACAACTTATCTCAATAGGTGTATTGTTAAATAGATTTGAGAACTCACTTCGGTGGGTTCTTTTATTTTGGGAGAAAATATGTATTAGTTGTATGTAGGAGTGCGCGCGGTCGTAAAATTTTCCAAGAATTTGGGAATGTTTATGGCTCGGCCGCAGTGTACGTACAATATATTAGGATATTTTGTAGGATTTCTTTAGCTTACTACTAATTTTAAGCGAAAATTTTCCAAAAAATTTTCCAAGAATTTTTCCATCCCTAAAATTTTCCAAAAAATTCCATCCTAAAATTTTCTAGAATTTTCCAGCTCGTAGAATTTTCCAAGAAATTACGGTCGGCCGCCCTCTACATACCATCGAAAAAAAATTTTCACAAGTGACTCAAAAAATTTATAAACTCTTTAACAAAAAACTACTTATTATCAAAATAAGAAAATTATAAATATACTTATAAGTATAACTTATACATATATGTATATATAATAAGGGTTTTCTTTCCTATTAAGTTGGGATTTAGGGTGGGAGTTTTAATAAGGCGCATAGCGCCGTAATTAAAAGTCCACCCTAATCGTATACGTTCAACGTATACATAGTACGTATATATAAAAAGAACCTTTCTCCCTTTATCCTCCCCTCTATCTTACCTATCTCCTACGTTCAACGTATACGTATATAGGGCTTTTTCCTAAGTTTTTAAACCTTTTTAGCCCCTCTATTTTTCCCCTTAGTTTTCCCCAACTATTTCTCTCTAACTTTTCTAGCTCTTTTAACCTCTCTTCAACCTCTCCCCAATCTCCCCTCAACTCCTACCCAATTCTTGCCCAACCTATACGACCTACGTATAAGTAAGAGGGTAGAAAAACTAGTTCGTCGTTGCACAGACGTTCACGGAGCTGTCTACGGAACGTTCGCAATGGTCAAGTCGGTAGGGAAAAATGGAGTTTTTTTGGAAAAGGAAGGGTTTATTTGGAACGATTTGGAAAGGGGTAAAGGAATATGGAAAGGTGTGAATCAATGGGGAAGGGTGGAAAATAGTGGCTGCCCCATCCAACCACTGCAGTCAAATTTTATAAATAATTATATATAATTTGCAATAAAAAGTCAAATTTTGACGCCGCGCAATAAAAAAAGACAGGTCTTTCGACCCGTCTTTCGTATACGTAATACGTATACATAAGTTTAAGCCTTAGTATAACCCTTCTGGGTTCCCTTTCCCTTAATCTTAACGTCTACAGCAACAGCTCTTCCTTCCTTAACGGCAATTCTTGCCAGTGCGGAAGCCTTCTGAACCTTTACGTCCAGTGCCTCAGCGATAACGGTTGCGGTGATTGGCTCTTCGCCCAGGATTTCGTTGACAATCTTGTCAACCAGAGGAGCGTTTTCCAGAGCCTTCTTAGAAGGCTTGTTCTTTCTAGCCTCGTTCGCAGCGTTCATCTTCTCGATTTCAGCGGCGGCATAAGCCATGGCTTCCTCAGTAATAGTTCCAGCAGCGATTGCGTTCATGAATTCTCTCTTGGTCATCTTGTACCTTTCTTTCTCCACTCACTTAGGCAGGTGGCTCCAGTTACTTTAGTTAATTTGAGAGGTCACTTCTCTCACTTTCTATATATATTATAGCAAGATTTTCAGAACTTTTCAAATTTTCTTTTCTGAACTCCTGCGCGAAAGCGGAGATGAGGTGCGGCGGACCGCTCTTTTTTTATTTTCCTTTCTCTCTCACTTTCTATATATAGTATAGCAGGATTTTTAAAAAATTTCAAATTTCTTTTTTGAGAATGGACGGACGAATGCAGCTCCTTTTGGTGGGGATGCGCGCTAGAAATTTGACTTTTAAAATCAAATTTTCAGTCGTCGAAAATAGGGTTTTTTCTAAAGTGGTTTTTGATTTTTGCAGCTCCATAAATTTGATTTTTAATTGCAAATTTCTTTTATTTTAGATTTGCAGCTCCCTAAAACTTGAAAAAATAAATCAAATTTTGAGCGCGCAAACGCAGCTGCCTGAATGCAGCTCCCTCATCGCATTCCAACGCAGCTCTGCCACAGCTCCCCGATGCAGCTGCCTGCGTGAACGCAGCTCCCTACGTAATGCAGCTCCATGGCTGCAGCTCCCTGCCGCGCCGCGTCCACCGACGACCGCGAACGTGTGTTCGCCCACGAACGTATGTTCGTATACTGTATACATGACAGAATAGTCTGAAAATTCTGACAATTTGTGCCCATAAAACAAACGTATGTTCGGTACGTAACTATGCCGATAATTAGTTTTTTAGGAATAGTTGGGGATATAGGGAAAATAGTGTTGAAATTCCAACGATTTAACTATTCCTAAAAATAGTTTTCTCGGAATAGTTGGGAGTGAGAACGTATGTTCGCGCGACTATAAGAACGTATGTTCGTGTGCGTGTACTCTGTATACTGTATACAATGGTAAAAACTGGAAGGCCGGCCCGGTTCAGTTTGTGAAATAATTGTCAATGTTGCCCGGCCCGCATTGTGAAAGTTTTAACAACCTAGACCGGCCCGCGCGAACGTATGTTCGACCGATGGACAGAAAAAAGAACGCCTATTCGGCGTCCTTCTCTGCGATTTCTTTCTTGCGCTTGCGGATTTCTGCGTCACGCTTGATTTTCTTCGCCTTCTCTTCGGCCTTCTTCTTGGCCTTGAGTTCCTTTTCTTTGAGTTTCATCGAGTAATCTTCGGCCTCTGCGTGACCATCATACGGTTCCATTCCTTTGTTTGCACCTGTGGGAACCTTAACGGTAATTACGATGTAATCTTCGTTACCTTCACACCCCACAACGGGAATTGCGATTTCGTTGGACTTCACACGGAGAACCTCTTCGTTGTTATAAGCCAGAAGTTCAATTAACATATCGAGATACTGTGTTCTCAGAAGTTCTCTTTCTACCTTTCTTGATACTGCCATTGTATTTTCTCCTTTCTTTATTTTCTATAGATATTATACACCCAATAGATAAATTTGTCAATAATTTTTCTCAAATATATTGTATACATCGGCGGCCGGCCCGCGCATAAATATACATAAGGCGTACTTATGCAAAGCACGCCTTTCTCATTGGTTTATGTTGTCTCATACAATGAACGAAAATTTCTTTTTCAATCAGTACATCTGCAAGTCCCGTGTGTTCCTCATCAAAATTTTCTTCTCCGCTAATGTATCTATACAGAATCTCTGCGGTGGCACGTACTCTACCATTTTTTGTAAGGTATCCATTTTCATAACACCACTCTTTGTAACCAACTTGTTTACAAATGGTATCTTGTGCCATTTTCAAAGTATCCCACAATTCGATTCCATACGGAAGGAAAAATCTGAATTTAGATTTAGTGATATATCTTTGAGTCTGTGCGGTAGCACGATAATCAAAACGTGCATTGTGTGCCATGATTGCTTTGACATTGTACTCTTTACAAAGTCTGCGGATTTCTTTCTTTGCGGTGGAGTAACGAACGATTTTTCTTTCTCCCTTTTCAATCTCTTCGATATACTTTGGAATTTTATGGGAGTAGTATGCGGATTTCATTAAGTCTTTCATCTGACAGAAAACTTCATAGATTACGAAACTACGAGTTTCATATATGTTGCCCTTTCTGTCTACGATTGCAAGTCCCAAGTCATAAACCATTGGGTCATTAAGTCCATTGGCGGTTTCTGTATCGAATACCATGTAGTAAGATTTTCTTCTGTCAATTTTAGTAGTCATTGTTTTTCCTTTCCTTATCTCTTTAACTTACAAGTATATTATAGCAAATAGTTTTGGGATTGTCAACCCTTTTTTAAAAATTTTTTTGGTGAGTTTCTCGTACTCACCAAGGGATTTTCCGCCTCCCACGTGCCTACCATCTGTGGGTAGACATTGTCTACGGTTTGGAGAGTGTCTCTCTTGACCTCTCTTGTTGATATAATTATACCGCATAATTAAAGGAATGTCAACCCCTCTGAAAAAGTTGTAATATTAAAATTGTTTTGAATTTTCTGACAATTCGCGCCCGGGCGAACACGAATATGTGTTCGCATATTTAATCGTCAATTACTTCTGAATGAGAAAAGACAAAAAATTCTCTTACCCAATAGGGATGACCACAACAACAAGTTACTTTTACTGCCTGCGCCACATATTCATTATCACCTTCATAAATTCTTTCGGTTTCTTCGATATAGTCAGTATCATAAATATCACTTCCGCATTTTGGACACTTTGCATATTTCATTTTTTTATCTCCTTTCCTTATCTTGATTATATTATACCATAGAAAAAAGGGATTGTCAATCCCTTTTTAAAGAAAAATGAAGTATACAAGAATTGCAACAAGTGTTTTGGCAAGGAAATTTGGAATAATTGCCTGTGGCAAATCCATATCCTTATAGTAGTAATTTTCAAATGCTCTATAAACTGCGAGGCAGAAATAAGCAATAACGAATACGATGTAAAGAATCATTCTAAGTGTCATTTTTTTATCTCCTTTCTTTTCTTATAACTATTATATCAGTTTTAAAAGAATCTGTCAACCATTATTAAAAAATATTTTTACCTTCTTTAAAAACAAAAGTCTCTATGACCCAAAATTCATTATTACAATTGCAACAACGTACTTTGGCTAATACCTTTACTGAATCTCCCGTATAATCATAATCTTCGATATATAGAATTTCATAATCATCATATGAATCCGTACACTTTGGACATCTAACCATTTCCTTTTCTCCTTTCCTTTATTGTATCTATATTATACCATGAATTATTTACTTTGTCAACCTCTCAAGTTCTTTGAGATTTATAAAAATGAGATTCATTATATCTTCTTGCCATTCTGTAATCTTTCTGTTATATTCTTCTTCTTTTGCTTTTGTGAATCTTCCTTCAAAAAGATAATCAAATGAATTTGTAGTTATAGTAACTTCCTTACCATTAATAAAAGTTACTTTAACTCC